GCAGCATTTGGGTCAACAGTTGCTTTCCAGGCAATTCAGGACACATCAGCAGGTGTATCAGCAACAAACTTGCTATACTCAGGCACAATTTTTGTTGACAACCTAACTGACATTAACGGTGCAGTTGGAGACGAAGCAACGATTGACATCACATTTACTTGCAATAGCAAGACAGCGTATGCATCAACAGGTACTTGGTCATAAACTAACAAATTAAAGGGGCTAAAAATGGCAAAGCTAAAAGTTACAAAAGTAGATGGAACGGTTACTGAGTACGAAATTACACCCTTATTGGAGTGGAGTTTTGAACAGTATGCTAAGAAAGGCTTCCATAAAGCAATTTTGGAAGATTCTATGCAGAGTCACATCTACTGGTTGGTTTTCGAGGCTAGCCGCAGGGCTGGCGAAATGCCTAAGCCTTTTGGGGAAGGATTTCTTGAGACTCTCAAGTCAGTTGAGGTCTTAGAATCTGACCCTTTAGTCTAAGGGTGGATCGGGACTCCATTACTTATCTCGCAGCTCGTCTGAGTTATGAGTATGGAGTTCCGTTCCAAACCATCGTAGAACTTCCTGCGGTGGCTTTCAAGGCACACATACAGGTTCTCAAAGACATAGCAAAGGAGCGAAAAAATGCCAGTGCAACTGCAAGGCGCGGTCGCTCTTCGTAAAGCTTTGCGCAACTTTGAACCCGATTTAGCAAAAGAAACAACAAAAGAGATTGCTAATTTTCTTAAGCCTATAACTAGAAACGCTCGCGGTTTTATGCCTTCTAACAGCGAAGTGCCATCAGGATGGCTAAAGCGTGACAATGCCAAAGGTCGATGGGCTAATCGCTACTATGACAAAAACCAGGTCAGTCGCGGCATCAGCTACAAAAGTAGCCCAAGCAAGGCTAACCGTCGAGGCTTTAGAGCTTTAGCATCCATCTTCAATAAGTCTGCTGCTGGTGCTATTTATGAAACAGCCGGTCGTAAGTCCGGAGTTACTGGAAAATTCACACCGAAGCTTGGCGGTCAGTTAGTTGGTCAAGGTCAAAAAATGACTGGTAGAGGAATCTTTAGAGCATTTGAAGAAGATCGCGGCAAAGCAACAACAGGAGTCTTAAAAGCGATTGAGGCTTCAGCAGCTAAATTTAATGCAAGGAGACCGGTCTAGTGGCAGATTTAAGAGTTGATATTGCTTCGGAGTTCACCGGCAAAGCAGCCTTTACCAAAGCACAAAAGGCAACCGGCTCGCTTGATAAAGCAGTTGGCAAATTAGGAAAGCAAATAGCCTCAGTTTTTGCACTTACTAAAATTGTTTCTTTTGGCAAAGCATCAGTCAAGGCTTTTGCAGAAGATGAAGCAGCAGCTAATCGTCTATCAGTAGCAGTCAAGAATCTAGGGCTAGCGTTTGCGCAGCCTCAGATTGATAGCTACATAGCCAAGCTTGAGTCAAGCAGCGCAGTTCTCGATGACGAACTACGCCCAGCCTTTCAAGCATTGCTTACAACGACTGGATCACTAACCAAGTCTCAGGAACTCTTGACAATGGCAATCGAAGCCTCAAGAGCAAGTGGCATCGATCTTGCAACAGTATCTCAAGACTTGGCTAACGCATATAACGGCAACACAAGAGGATTAAGAAAATACAATCTTGGGCTAACCAAGGCACAACTCACAACCGTTTCATTTACAGAAGTTCAGCAACGCTTCAATGCTCAGTTTTCAGGCGCTAACGCGACTTTCCTTGATACCTATGCGGGCAAGTTGCAAATTCTTACTGTTGCATCAGGCAACGCCCAAGAGGTAATCGGTAAAGGCTTAGTCGATGCCTTGGCTCTAGCTGGTGGCAAAGATGGCGATGTTCAAGATGTCGCAGATGCAATGGCTAACCTTTCAAATTATACAGCCGATGCTATTCGAGGCGTTGGAGTATTAGCTGGGAAAATAACTGATTTGGACAAAAAGTCCACAGGTGGCATTTTAAGCAAGTTGTTGTCTGCTAATTTTCAATATAGTTTAATCGGTCAATTGGCTAGATTGGGCAATGAAGCACAACCGCGCCCAAGAGCCAACCGCCGCTTTATGGGTGGAGAACAAGCCAACTTCTACGATTCAAGCGCAGCAGCAGAAAAAAGGTTCAGAGATCAACAAAAGAAGTTAGCTGATGCTCAAGCCAAAGCAACCAAGGCGCTTACGGCAGAACAAAAAAAGCAAGCAGCTCTTAAGAAAGCAGCTTCTATCTTTGACCTTGAGCAGATTCAAATACTTGCTGCGCTTAAAGGTAACATTTCGGATGAAGAGCGAAAGCGCCTAGAATTGCAGTTTGCTTTAGCAACTGGCAACACAGCGGAAGCTCAAAGATTAACCTTTGAACTAGCAAGAGCCCAGGGTCTAACAGTTGCTATCGCCAAAGACCTTGCAAGCCTTCCGCAAGCTGCAAATCCATTTGCTTCATGGGAAGCGTACCTTGACATGCTTATGGCTAAAGCTCGCGCAGTCGCAAGCGTAGGAAATGGAACAAATGTGGCTGCTGCTGTAGGCACACCTTTTGGTCAAGCACAGACAAACACGGTTCCAGGCAACACTTATACTGGAACACCTTTTGGACAAGCCGGGTCTTTTGTAGACACAATGGGAACACCGTTTGGACAGGCTGGCGGCAGCTCAGGTTATATTGGGACACCTTTTGGTCAATCAATCGAATTGAAGATTACCGGCGAAGGCGACATTACAAACGCAATCGCTAAGGGACTACAGAACCAATCTTTATCAACAGGTAATTCATCGACCATTAATCGTCGCAGCTCTGCCTTTGGACTCTGATGGCGCTACCTGCACAAATAGCGGTCACATTCGACTTTAGTTCCGGGGCAACATTCTCTGCCGGATTTGTTATCGGATCACCTGATAACGGAATTATTGGCGTTTCCACTTTTGGCTCTGATGATGTAGTCATCCCTACAATCGATTTAACGCCTGACGTTTATAGCATCTCTATTCGTCGTGGTCGCAACATCATGAAGGACACGTACGATGCGGGAACAGCAACAGTCAGAGTTCTTGATCCATTAGGATACTTCAACCCTCAGAACCCTTCATCGCCTTATTACGGCTACCTAGTGCCTTTGCGCAAAGTGCGGATATCGGCAACAACAGCAACAGCAGAGCATTTTCTATTTTCCGGTTATGTCAATGATTACAAGTATTCTTTCCCTGTAGGTCAGGAAACTGCCTATGTGGACATCCTTTGTACTGATGGCTTTCGGCTATTTCAAATGTCTCAGGTTCAAACGGTACCGACAACCCCAGCAGGACAAGCTACAGGAACGCGAATAGGCAAAATTCTCGATGACGTGCAATTCCCAGTCTCAATGCGTCAAATTGCAATCGGAGACGCTACATGTATTGCTGATCCTGGGACAGTTCGCACAACTCTTGAGGCAATTAAAAACGTGGAGTTCTCCGAAGGCTTAGGAGCCTTTTACATGAGCCCGGATGGAACGGCAGTATTTAAGTCTCGCAGCGAAGTAACCGAAAGCCTGGGAGATACTGCAATTGACTTTAATCAGACAACAGGCATCCCGTATCGTCAGGTGCGTTACGCGTTCGACGACAAATTGATTATTAACTCTGCGACTTTCAACCGCATTGGTGGAACGGCTCAGAACGTATTTTCCCAAGCTTCTATTGATAAATACTTCCCACATGCAATAACTCAGGACAACCTGGTAGCGGAGACTGACGCGCAGGTATTAGGCGCAGCTCAAAACTATGTCAATACGAGGCGCGAAACAACAATCAGAATCGATGAAATGGCAATCGATTTATTAGACAATAATGTTCCAACCGATACCATTATTGGTTTGGATTACTTCGACAATCTCAAGATCACAAATGTCACAGAGCAAGGAAGCACTATTGTGAAGACTCTCCAGGCACAAGGATTTGCCTGGGATATCGGACCGAATAAAATGATGTGCACAATAACGACTCTTGAGCCTTTAATCGATGGGATAATCGTTGGAAGTAGCACATACGGTATAATCGGACAATCAACTTTCAGTTATTAGGAGATAAAATGGCAGCAGGTTTAGGGTATGTTGAGTTTGCGACGGGAGACGTCTTAACGGCTGCCGCCGCTAATGGCTATTTAGCCTCTCAAGTTGTAATGGTCTTTGCTAGTTCGGCAGCCCGCACTTCGGCAATCGCAAGCCCACAAGAGGGCATGATTTCTTATCTCAAGGACACAAATTCGACTGAATATTACTCCGGTTCAGCTTGGACAGCTATAGGCGGCGGTGGCGCTTCAGGGTTTACATTTATTTCTAGATCAACATTCTCAAATGTCGCTACAGTAGACATTGATAACATTTTCAGTAATACTTATGAAACCTATCAAATTGTCATTGAAAACATATATGGCACAAATGTGTCAGACGATTTAGCAATTCAGTTGCGTTATGCCGGTCCGACTACAGAGACAGCCGGATATTATGGCAAAACTGCTTCCCTAGATGTCAGCTATGGAGTAACAAACAATAACAATGCTTCGTCTGTTCAAGCATTGATGGATATTAGAAACACAGCAGGCCAGTCTTCAAGCGGTTCTTTCTTTATTAACAACGTAGGAAATGCAAGTGAAAATCCTATTGGATATTTGGTTGGATTTTCAGGCGGTCAACTATCCGTAAATACAGCAGGCTTCTATCAAATTACAGCTCGTACTTACACCGGACTTAGATTCCTAGGTGTAGGCGGAAACATTACAGGAAACATCTCAGTCTATGGATTGGCGAAGGCATAATGGCAAACGATAATATCTACATATTTAATGCTGAAACAGGTGAGGAAATTGTCCGAGCCATGACAGATGAAGAGCAAGCCGAACGCGATGTTCAGGTAGCAGCAAACGCCGCTGCAAAGGCAGAGAGAAAAGCCGAAGCGGCAGACAAGCTTGCAGCTAAGGAAACGGTCTTGGAGAAGCTAGGACTTACCGCAGAAGAAGCTGCTGCACTATTGGCATGACTCCCAAATTATGCAAAGCCGGTCAACAGTTAAGGCTTCAGATAGATGATTCTTTCCCTGACCGAGACAGGCGTTCCGATGGCTGGCTTGGCGATGCGCGTCATTCAGCACGTGTTAGCCAACACAATCCTGATGAGCAAGGTATCGTCACAGCCATTGATATTGACCGGGATTTACATGGAGTATCAAAGCCGGACACAATGCCTTATCTTGCAGATCAGATTCGACTCTGCGCAAAACGTGGCGATAAGAGAATCTATTATGTCATCTTCCAGGGAAAAATTGCTTCCTCTCGCATGGGATGGCGCTGGCGCAAGTATTCGGGAATCAATCCGCATAACACACATTGCCATGTCTCTTTCAATAAAAAAGCTGACTCAAATGATTTCTTTAATATTCCATTACTAGGGGGAAAACTATGAACATGAAACATCCAGCAATCGTCAGCCTTGGAGCCTTTCTAGCAGTATGGGGTACAACCTCAAACTTTGCTTTGGACTACCGCTCTATCCTTGGTTCAATCGTCGCAGGAGTGTTTGGTTACGCGAGCCCCAAACGATGACACAGCAGGATTTCTTTACCCTTTACTTTGCAAGCTTGGGCATTATCGGCGGTCTTGCTGGGTATGTTATTACTCATTTGCTATCTGAAATTAAGAGACTGAACTCGCGTGTCGATGAGATTTACAACATACTTCTAGAGCGATAATAAAGCCATGGCTAAGAAGAAGGTCATCGACCTAGACACTTACAACGCTTTAGATCAATGGGCGATTACTCTCAATGAGATGTACAAGTCCTTGCGTAAGGCTGGCTTTGCTGTTGATTTATCTTTAGCCATCATTACAGATCGAGATGCTTATCCGGATTGGATTCTTCCTAGCCTACCCAACCGCATCGACAATATCCCTTATGAAGATGATGACGA